TCTTTAAATATAATATACAATGCGCAAGTTCCCCACAAGTTGTCAGACAATTTATAAATAGCGTTTATAAATTAAAACATATGATGTTAACAATTTATTCACAAAATATACAAGAATTGTTAATAGTTATAGTGTACAATAAAGAAAAACAAAAGGAGATATAGAAATATGAAAGCTATTAAAAACTATGAGTTATTCAAGAAATCTTTATTAGTATCAACAAACGGAACTATGGTAGAATCGTTTGATAGTTCTAATATTTTTAATGGTTGTGAATATCAGTCATATAGAGTCTATGTTGATGATGTTCATTATTATAATATGTTTGTGATTCATAACTTCGCATCAAATAGTTATGATGTATCACTTGAAACATCAAATTGTGCTGTATCTACAATGTCAAGAGTAGTCAAGACACAAAAGGCAATGATTAAGAGTGTGTGTAGGTGGTGTAATTACAGCTATTTAAATACAAAGGAAATAAGTGTTGATAGCGAAGAATATACGGACAGATGTGAAGAAACAGAAAAGCACTACGCTGATTATACATCTGAAGATTTCATTAAGTCAGGTATTGCAAAAGATTGCACCACTTGTCCAGACTTTTGCGAAGAAGATTGCATTGAAAATGCTGAGTGTTCAAGAGGCAATGATGTTTTCGATGGTTGCAAAACAGTAAAAGACGTTATGGAAGTAAAGCAAGAATTAAATGCACGTTTCGGAAAAGAGCAATATTTCGATACGGACTCTTTACAGCCAAACAAGACAATAAGTGCAAAAATTGAAAATATCAATCATTGTCCGAATCAAGACACATGCTGTATTGTTTCACCTCTTGTACATTGCAATTATAACTATAAATCAGATAGCTGTATTAAAGCGCATAAGAATTTTATTCATGATTGCGAACAAGTGCATAAACAAATGAAGGCAAGAAGTAATCCAGAATGGCATCATGTTAGCCTTGCTACACTTGCCAACATTGATTTTGATATGCTTGACGAAAAGCGCAAGCTTGTACGCGATATCAACCATATATTAAAAGACGGTATTCGCAATTTATACAAATGTGAGAATCATATTTCGTTTGAAGTCTTAGAAAGATACGTAATTAGAAAATGTGATGAAATGATTCGACACAATCGTTTAAAATCGTTCTGGTTTTCATATATTGCGCGGCAGCTTGATGAGGTTAGAAGAAACACTATCTATTTATATACTCCATATATTACAACGCACCGAAATAAATGGTAATATCATAGCTGTTCTATCGGCTACACGGGAAGAAAGAAGGAACTATGAAAATTTATATTCCATATTATGAAAACCGTTCATGGCATACTGCAACTTTAAATTCATTGGACTGTAACTTATACAAGCATAAGGGTGGCGGATATACAATTTTTGCGTATAACAACGCAGTCGCCTATAATGGAGATAATGTTTACAATAATGAGCTGGGTTCAATCGCGTATCAGTCTAAAAACTATGGAAATGCCAATATTTACAAGGTGGATGTTGAAAAATTGAATGGAAAAATAGAAAGTGAGGTAAACAATATGGATAAATTAACAGAATTGAAAAGATTAAAACTTATAAGAGAATCACTCAAATGTGAGTTAAACATGCCAAACAAACATAAAGATATAAAGCAGATGTATGCATTAATTTCTGATATGGCTATCGCTAGCGAAAATAGCGATGATATAAAAGCGCTTATAACAACAAAAACAGCATTAGATTTTCTTGTAAGAGGTATATTAAAATGAGAAGAATGAAATATAAATATTGTGTAGAAATTGCGTATCTGGACACAGATACCGACTACATAAAAGTAGAATATATCGAAACGCTATCATATAACGCGAAGGAAGCTAAAGAAGATGCGTACTCATATATCAATAGATTTTCTAATGTTTCTCATCCTACACTAATGGAAGTATATAGAGAATAAGAAAAAGAGGGGCTTAAACCCCTCTTTATTAATTCAGCGCAATATTAAATTCCACTCCATACAACTGTATCTCATCAACATTAGTATAAGTAGCGAATCCACTTCCGCTTATATCAACCAACTGAAGATAAATTGCACCACTATCTACTTGTGTTGCATCAAAGGGATTGATGGTGAGAACCGCCATGCATTGATGATATCCGGCAGAATCATGAACAACAGCATTACAATTACAGATACTTTGCTCATTTACAAATGACAGATTGTGACTCATAACCTTGGTAGCGTTATTTTTGAAAGTCTTTTTAGGGCTAAAAGCCAAATCAAGGAAACTTGCCACATGGCTAAAGCTACAATGTGCGTTGGTATTAGTCAACACAACATGCATCTTATAATCATTCAGTGTGCAATCAGTACCATTAAGTGCAAAATCTCCCGATCTGTTCCAGCTTGCGTATCCACCCATTGCCTTATATATCATATCAGCTATTGAAAATTGCCCGGTTGCGTTGGGGTGGACCTTATCACTAGCAAGAACACTAACCCAACGTAAGGCACTGTCAGCACCACTTAAAAACTTATACTTTCCCCAGTACGTTTCGTATAAAGTTTTTATTTCATTGTATGCTTTTACGGCTGCTCGAGTAGTAAAACCGATGATAGGTGTAGCAATCCATCCGATGTAAAGTGTTGCGTTTGGTAATTGTGACATTAAATCAATCGTATCTTTGATACCACTATTGACAGTGGATGCTGCAATAAATTGATCATTCCAACCTCCAGCAACAACAACATATTTAACTTGTTTCTTTTGCTTATCTGTTAAAGTATTGATTGCCTGTGTTAGCAGTGCTGAAAAGTGAGTATTAGCGCCAAAACCACTACCACCTTTACTTTTATTAACGTAAAAGCTTGCATCACTAAAATACTGTTCATGCAAAATATCACACCATGGTTTGACCATTCCATCGGGGGTATATCCTTCTCCGTATGAATCGCCTATTGTAATAAGTCCGTAATCTGTTAACCATGTGTCAATAATATCAGACAATTCACCACTTGCCTTTAAAGTATCCAGGTAATCATCAATCGCCTGGATATAGTCCAAATTATCAATATAATTCTGCACATCTGATTGCCATTTGTTCCACTGTGTATAGTAATCATCCCACTTTGTATTTAAATCTTTTGTAGTAGCAAGTACCCAGTCAAGATTCAAATTATGAAAATCAGTATACGGAAAATTAGAAAATGCCATATCATCACCTCTTACTTGAATTGGTCACTGGGAATGACGTTATACTCTTTACCGTCATCACCTGTTACTAAAATTGGTTCAAAAGTTTTATCAAAATAATGCTCATCGGGTATTTGTCCAAATTTTTCAATGATAAACAAAATATAACTTACTGTAGTTGTATTTTTAATAAAGATATCAAATGAAGTTGGACTACATGAATTTACTGGGGGGAACCTATAAGAGTTACCTATAGATACTTCTATCCCTCTATGTATTCCAAAACAGTTGATTAGTCCAGTAATTTTTAGTTGTTCTACACTATATCCATTTGGTAATTTAATATGTACAGTATCACCACTGTTAGCGGGGATGGAGATTTCTACAATATTTCCATAAATTTTCATTTTAGTCTACCCCCTTTTTCCCAACCAAATTCATCGATAACATCGATTGAAATTGTTTCAAGCTCTTTTCCGCAATGCATGAAAAAGCCATGCCCAATATCAAGCCCTATGTGTCTACCAGTACCGCCAAAAGTTGTATAAAGTAAATCTCCGTCTTTTGTCTTGTCAGGAGTTGTTATATTTGTACAACTGTTTATATAGGCAGTCGAATACATAAATTTTCCAGTGACAAGGTTGATAAATCCGCTACAGTCAATCACTGTCTTTCCCAAACAGAAAGCCTTGATCTGTGCTTTCTTTGATGCGTTATACTTTTTAAAATAATTTGGCTCCGCCGCCCAAAGATCCTCAAAAACTTCTGATGTACACTTTTGCCCCTTCGCTCCGTAAAGGTACGCGAATTGATCACGGTTTTTGTAAAGCTCTCTCGCTTTTGCAATATACGCAACATTTTTATCAGGAATATCATAAATCATAGCTTAATTCTCCTTTTCTTTTACTATTGTCAACAGCTCTGTAATAACTTTTGTATTGTTATTAAGTGCATCAACCCACTTTGTGCTTTCTTGATCATGCTTCTCATACCAACTTTTTCTTTCCTCACGTTGGCGAATATCAAGCTCATTAACATACCACATTACAGCACCCAAACACACGCACGGTACACCAACCATTTGTGCAATTTGTGAAATTGCGTTCATAATTTCCATATCACCACACTCCTATTAAAAGTCTATCTGCGTAAAGCTTGCAAACTTCATCAAGAAAGTTGTAAGCTTTAGTCAGATCAATTTCCGCTTGCATCATTTGTTGGGAAGTTGTAACACCTATGTTGCCATGAATCCTTCCTTCATGTGTTCCGTTTGTGGTAGACTCATCAAGTCCATTTGTTACACTTCCGTGTGAGGTGTCAGCTCCAAAAGTTTGAGAATCGCTTCCGCTGTCAGTTGTATTATCAGTATTGGCAACTTCCGGACTCGAAGAATTAAAAGCTGCAACTTTGTGAGTACTGTCAGAAACTTTGCCAAAAGTCGTTGTTATGCTACCCTTGTTAAAAGTTTCTTCAGTATCAACTTTTCCCTTCTGAAAAGTACCGTTTCCGCTGTCAGTCCAGTTTTCCATACGATCATAATTCTCAATCGGATTATACTCAAGCTGTGTTACTTCCCACAAGTGATCAATAGACCACTGTAACGACCGTGCTACACTTGTAACATGACGTCTTAAATATTTGGGATCATGGTAAACTGGTGTAAGATCTCCATATGATAGCAAAAAGTGTTCAATAAGTTGATCTTTTGAAACACCTTTAACATATATATCGTTAAAGATACTATTATCATAGTCATACAAAGTCGCTATTGGAATAATTGTTCTCACGCTGTTCACCTCCTCTATTCTTAGGATACCGCAAACGAGCGCGAATGTCAAGGTTATAATGAGCGTTAACCTTTTTTAAACATTCATTAAGCGTTTCAACCCACAACTCGCATTTTGACATAACTGCGTTTTTCGTTTCTTCAACTTCATCTGTGATCATACGTTCTTTCTTATCAGGAGCCGTATAAATTCCAATTTCCATATCAAAAGCATGTTTGAGGTTTTCAACACTTTCTAATGCTGACTTGACTACATTGTAACATTTTTCGATGTCATTGTTAAAGAACTCATACAGCGCTTTTCCAGTTTCCTTATCATATAATGCTTGATTGATTATAACAGCCAACTTTCCCGACATGATATCATCAAAAGCTATTTTAAACGTTTCAGCTGTGCTTTTGTTTTTGGCGGTAAAAATAAAACCAAATTTTGCAAGGGCACTTGCAACATCATGATTAGATAAAGCCATGGCAACTCTCTGCGCGTATGAATTTATCAGATCGCCAATGCCACACCAATCAGGAGTTAACCTCACTACTTCGCAATCAGTACCGATAACCAAATCACCATTAAAACTAGCGTCAAAAGCTGGATTAGCAACTATATAGTTAGTTGGTTGATACTGTACATCGAACCCATAAGGGTTTCCGTGTTGGGGAATGACACCAAAACGTGCTGTATCCATAACACAAAAGTTTCCTTTTAAAAACAGCAACGGATAAATATAATTTTTTGACCAGTTTGACGGCATACCATCAAAAATTATAAGACTTTCTGCACGTTGTAAAAAGTAGCGAAAATATGTTGCATAATCCCATGTGTTATTAATATGAATCATGTTGGGATTTTGTCTTGACTCGTACTCGTTAATAATAGGACTTGATACACCTTCGCCCACATAGTACCCACTATATACAAAAGGTTTCATTCTATAAACATACCCCCATTCAAAAAGTTATTTATAACCTCTTTTCCATTCTCTGTTGCAGAGCAACGTACATCTGCACTTTCGCACTTTACAAATCCACTCAAACCAGAAAGCGAAACAGGATTACATAAAGGTCTACCGAAATCATTTACATCAACCGTCTTTTGCGTGAAAAATCTACATGTTAATGTACAAAAATTTTCTTGTGATACACACCCACTTGAACCGCTTGAAGTAACGTTGCTTGAAATCAACCCACCTACTAAAGAAAGTACACCACTCACAGCTCCTAAAGCGTTACCACTCACTGCGCTAGCGATTAAACCACCTGCACCTTCTACGATATTTCCACCACCATTACTAGAACGGCTAGAGAAGCCAACGTTTGCGCCTGCGCTACCAAAATAATATCCGAAAACACCTTTGCTATTAAAAACGCTAGCACTAATGTTTCCGTTTATATCCATTTGCATCCCGATTGATATTGTTCTATCAGATTTAATAAAACTTCCATCTATTGGAATAGTGCCGATATAAGGTATTGCAAGTGTATATTTTGAAAACGGTTCGACATTTCTATAATTAAAATTTTCAACTTGAGGATGATTTGGAGCAGTAACAGTAACAACATTTCCCCAAATTTTACCGTTTGAAATAGCGGTACCAGTTCCGCACCCGTCAATAGGGCCAAGTGATATTGAATCACCACCACCACCTATTGATACAGGAACCCAACAAGCGGATATAATATAGTCTTGTGTGTTAAAAACTTGTTTTGTGATTACATCGCCTATTTTCGTCCAGTCTGTGAGTGCATCTATAAAAGTTGATGAATATAAATAATTGCATAAAGACGAAAACTGAGCTGGACTCAATGCATGAAAAGCGTTTCCGTTTTTTCCTGCTGTAGTGAGTATAATACTACCTGTGTTAGAAAATCCGAAATTACCAGACAGAGCTTGTTGTATAGTTGTACTAGATGAAGTAGGAAAAAGTGTATCAGATAATTCTTTATCATAAAGGCTACTAGACCTTGTTACATACAGAGTGTTGCTTAAAATCTCACTTTTGTAACTAGCCAAATAGTCACAAGTGCATGAAATCTCATAAGTTGATTCTACATAGGTAACATCATTGATAAAATAATATCTTCCAAAAGTTGCACAGTATGCAACATTCCAATCAAAAGGTGCTACACCTTGTAAAATAAAAGTTGGATTTTCTACAGATGTACCACTTTTAAGTACACATGATGCACTTTCTGAAAATGTAGGTATTTTCGTACTGTTTATTCTTTTGTTTGATTTTCCAAATTTAACTTCAAATGCCATATGTACCCCCTATTCAAGAAAAGGGGCATTGAAGCCCCTTTGTTAATCTAATAAAATCAAGATCGCATTTTCCGTAAAGTCAACAGGTGTCTTAAACGTGTAATGATTCCAACCGTTTCTAAAACCAAACCTTGCATTCAGTGGTTCGACAGCACTCCATTGATCAACCGTCACAATTCCTAAAGTGTCAATATCCATCATAATTCCAAGAACGTTTTCGACCGTCTTGTTTGTAAGTGTAAACTTACTTGTACCGTCTGCCTGTACACCTTCAGCGCTTCCCTTAATCCTCATAGGATTTTCGGGATCAGTCCAGAAAGTAACCTTATCATAATCGCCCAACTCTGCTTTTTCTGGATGGAAAAATTCGGATCCATTAGCTTCAAAATAATTTCCAAACTTCGAAATTAGATAAAATCTTAAATCAGCAGCATCCGTATGGCGATTTACAACTTTACCAGTGAAATCTCCGTGAAAACGTGTTCCACGAACAGCAATGTTTTCTTTAAGTGTTTTCATCTCAGCAGAAAGCCAAACCATGAACGGTTTGAAGTCAGCTGGGTTCATGATTGATTGTGCTGTCATTGCAAGGCCTGTCTCAGCGTTATATTTTGTTAACGCATGAAATACTTGCGTTTTCTTGCACATATTGCCGGTTGTAGGTGTTGCGCTGCCCGCATCAGCAAGGATAATTGCAAGGTTTGCAAGCTGTGCGCGGGCGATATTCTCAAGATCAATCTCGTAAATATTTGAAAATTCAGTCATCAACATAGAGAAGTATGACGCCACTCCGCTTTCAGAATCAAACGCTGCGTTTAACTGATTTTTCCAAATAGTGTACTTTCTCGCAAAAGTTTGACCGCCGCTTGCGATTGTAAGAAGTACATCATACTTTACAGGCTTTGTTCCTGATTTCCAGTCTTGATCTGCTTCCGGTTTAGCAAGCTCCACATTTACGTTCCATTCATCATTGTTAATGTTGGAATCGTTAACGATAGGCGTAAATTTACGAATATAATTTCCATATCTTTCAGCATCCCAAACCATACCAGAAAGCTTTCTGGAATATGGGCGAATAGAGAAAATCGTCTTTGCGAGAACTGTAGGAATAATCTGATATAGATTATCGTCCTCTCGATCAAGACCCATTTTAAAAGTATTTTGCATCTGTCCAAAACTTAAATTTTGTCCAGTTTTTCTTCCAGTGTATTCCTCATACATGGTATTCAAAATAGCAGAAATTTGAGTATAATTTAAAGTTGCCATAGTCTACCTCCCTTTAGAAAAATTTACTAATATCTGTCTTATCGTTTAAACCACCAAAATTAGTCTTGCCGTTTGCAAGCTGCTGCGCTTTTACAAGTGCTGCTGCAAACTTGTCATAATCAAATGAACTGTCACTCTTTTGCTCTGTCTTTTGATCTGTCTTTTGATCTGTCTTTTGATCTGACTTTTTATCATCTGTAACGTCAAATGCATCAATCTCATCTTTACTGTATCCAGCGTTTACCAGCTTTAAAATTTCATCAATTTTCATATTTTAACCTTCTTTCTTTATTGTTGACAGCGGTAAACAGACTCGAACTGTTATTATATGATTCAAAGTCATATGTGATAACCATTTACACTATACCGCAATAATAGGCGGTTCGTTTGTTGTCCCCAACATGCACACACTGACTAGTGTTTGGATAGTGCAACCGCCTATTTATTATATATCATTTATATTATTGTTTGTCAATTACAACTTTATAAAATATCATACCATGAAACACAATCAAACGATGCTAAAAAATCGCACTGTGTTTCATAGTCTGAAAAAGTAATATCACCACTAATAAACATTGGCTTTAGATACTTTTTACTACTTGTTTGCCAACGTTCTAGTGATGATGGCGAAGCATCAAAAACATCATCACAATGTGCTTTCATAGGTTTAGTCACGTAAAATTTAAAGTCTGACTTATGAAGCCACACAGAAAACAAAGGTGTTTTCATATCGTGCGTGTACTCTTTTAAATTTTGATGCCTTATTCGGTCATCTTCCAAATCCATGAATTCGTTATCAAGTTCCATTTTTGCTCTGCCTTTTGGAAGATTCCTATAAAAAGCGTTTTGTCTCTTTTTCTCTGAAACAGGAGAGTTAAAAGGAAGTATAAGTGTTGTCTCACACCTATCTACTTGTGTGATTTCAGTTCTTTCTTTTACTGCTTTGTAGCAGTCGGGGATAAGGCGATATCCGATTAAAATGTTTGACATAATTGCGTTAGAATTACCAAAAAACCATGTTCTTATTTTTTCCGTTTCAGATTCAGGACGGTTTCTAAAAAGCACTTCCATTATATTTTTGTATGCCTGGAATTCATTTTTTATAGGTCTGTCGCCTTTTTGTGGAATGAATTCATCAAAAATTACATCATAAAATCTCGTAAAATCTATACCAGTTTTGTTTTGAAAAGTAGACAGAGAAACACCTACTATAAAAGGTTTATCGTTTTGCAAGTCCTCATCTGTCAGATATGCTTTGCCATAACCTTTTTTATCATTATATTTCAAACGAATATCTTTCCCGAACCAGTCGGGCTTTACAAAGTCGCCTATAGTCGAAAAGCTGTTTTCAAGTGCAACGTTTGTTCTACGAACATATAAAATCGGATAGTGTCCATCATTCCAGATATCACATATCAGATGAGATTTTCCAATACCTCTGCCACCTATGATATCTATATATCTCTGTCCAACGTCACAAATATATTTATAATTCAAATATCCGTTTTCTTTATATAAACTCATAATATCACCTCATTAACTTAAAAGAGGGAAGCCAAATTGACTTCCCTTTTGATGTGAACAACTTGTTTTCATCCCACCACACCCTACCATTATAAATTAAACAAGCTCAAAATTCATGTAAGTGCGGCCAGCTTTGCTCTGCGATCTTGTCAGTTTAAACTGTAAATTATATGTGTCCATAAAATGGAAAGCACTTTCTGCTGTCTTGATCACAGTTGGACTTGATGTAGCGATTGTTACAACTTCGCCTGTCTCTGTATTGGTATGATAGAAAATAGATACTTCTTTTCCGTCATCTGTTGTGTAACGCACATAATCGGTTACGTTTACAATGGTGTCATCTGGTAAATTTTTCATTAACAAATGATTGTCATTCGCCATCTTAAACATTTCTTTCTTGTCAAACTCTCTTGATTGCACTTCAATTCTCATTTTCGTTATCCTCTTTTCTTTTATTTAAGGTTATTATCCTTTACAAGTATATAATAACTTATTTACAAAAGTTTTGCAAACAAAACGTTATTTATTCCACTATTTCATCAATTATAGTGTAATTCTTTATTTGATCATCTGACAGTCCTATTTCGTAATCACGTGCTACCATACAACTATAGCCTGTATACTCTGTTACCGCTTCTTTGCCTTGATAATCTTTAACTTTTACTTTTGTGATTGTATCGCTGTCATTGTACCAAATCTGAAAACCACCACTATTTTTAATCTTAAATCCATCTCTAAAGTTATCAAGGTTTTTTATCTCTTCGACACCTCTTGATTTTTTGACTCCTGATATTGTACAACCGAAATAGGTTTTATCCTTTGTTTCTTTATAAGCGTTAAAACAATACTTCTTCGCCCCTAAAGTTTTAAAATCTTTGTATTCGGGTTCGTACCTATTTTCAGATTTTACATCACTTTCGCAGTCAAAATATCCAATATAATATTTTTTGCCGTCAATGTCAACAAAAGAATTAGTTTCTTCGCACAACTCATATATCCAATTATTTAATTCTGTCAATTTGTCAAAATTAAAATTAGTTGCTTTGCAACTGTCCGTATCACAGTAAATATATGAACTTTCCGCACATGCTAGAATTCTGCGCAAATGCTTTCTTGCGTGGGCTGTTGTATATACACCCCAAACATACGGTAAAACGCTTTTTTCACTTTGCTCTGCAATGCTTTTTTCATCTGGTATCGAAAAGCCGCTTGCGTCAACCTTTTCTTTATATTCAATGTCATTTTCATACCTTGAATATGAAAATTCTTGCCATTCGTTCTCAAGATACAGCATAATAGGATGAATAGGGTCGGTTGCCGCCATGCCATAAATGCCATTTAATTTATTTTTTGCTTTCATCAAGTCATACTCCGCTTCTTCCCTCTCTTTACTATTTGGGGCGGTATGCTTTACAGCGATTTTCAGTTTTGTTTTGTCCGTAAAATATTGCATAATTACACTTCTTACATCGTCTGGAATATATCCATACCTTGCAGTATATAGAGTATCTTCTATAATTTCAACGCTGTCAAAATCATAGCATTCTTCTATTATAGAAAAATCAATATCTGTTACAGTTGTTTCAAGCTCTGCAGCTTTCCATACTCTACCATTATCTGGATCTACACCTTGCAAGTTGCGGCATTTGCTTATAGACAGATACGGATTGTATTGATCTTCTTTAAGTCTTACATTTGTTAGCTTTATTTGTGCTATCCATGCAAGCTCTTTACTTTTTACATATTTTAAACACTTTGATGTAACAGGCATTTTTTCAAAAGCTGTCATTGGAAACTTCATTAAAAGAAGCATAGCCGGATACATGCTCGAAGCGTCAAAGCTATACACATCATGATATATTTTCGCACACTTTATCATGTTTGCGTGAGTATCACCACCACGAAAAGCTTCTTTTAAAAGCTTATATGTTTTGTCTGTTAAAGCTAACTTTTTCTTTAGCAGTCTGGTGGTAGTACCCTTTCTTATAGCTCTTTTCATATCCCTTCTCACATAAGAGGTACTTGTTAGAGGTACAGTTGCAATTTTATCTCCATCTTTTGTAAGCATGTATGTTATTGCTTCCCATAGACCTAAAGTATCATTGATGATATACCCCCACTCCGTAGGATTGATATAGCTTTCGTTGTGTCTGATTAACGAATAGTCTAAGTCGCCTTTTGCTTTTATATGACTGCAACCAGTCATTTTCTTTGTAAAGTTATCAAGTGACATATTAGTGAGCTTATAACTACACCGAAATTCTATACCACGTTTCTTTAAGCGCCATACAAGCGGCTTGCGTTTACCAGTGGCGAACACTTCGCTATAGTCGTTTAAATAGCCAATCATAAAAGAAAATTCAAAAGGCAGATTGTGTACGTAAATAACAAAATAGCGTGACTCGTTAGTCTTATAGTAGGATTGAATTTTATCAAGTAAATCAATAAAATCTTTCCAGTATCTACCCTGCACTTCTTCGCCGTCAATGCAAGCCGACCAAACATACATAAAAGCGTCAATAGGTTTCGTAACTTCTTCGCCTTGATCATCTTTTTCAGTACGTGTCCGTGACGTTGTTTCAATGTCAAATGTTCCGAATTGATCAATATAGTAAGGACTATCTTTCTTTTTGCCTAAAGGTTTGTGCAATGAAAAGCCATGTGACGGCACATAGTCCGTCACTGACTTTACTTCTATATTATCATATTCATTTGATCTGTTTAAACATTGAGCTATCATAATTTACAACTCCTGTTTTATAGACTTTGGTTTTGGCTTTGCTCGATTGCTCTTATATAGTTTGTTTGCGGCTTTAAATTCTCTAGCCTTATCTTTCCATGATAGAGAACTATTTTGTATAATTGCCACTCTAAACTCAGCTTGATCTTTTAAATTTGGGTATAATTCTTCAGATGCTTTAAAAAGTTCTTGCAAGCCCTCACGTGTGTTTGTATTAAGTGCCTCTGTTAACATTGTAACTATTTGATCACTCGAAAGCTGTGCATATTTTTTATCTGATAAGTAATGCAAGGTATTGAAAAGCTTGTCACGAACACTTTTGCTAAGTTTAGATATGTCAACCCCATAACGTTCTTTAAACGTTGCTACTCTTTTATTTTCTACTTCGATGCTACCACGTGCTGTTGATGCTTTTGCTTCAAGATAGTGCAAAAGCTTGTTTTCAAGTGCTCTCAGTTCACGGATTGAAAAATCTTTATATACAGCTTTACCAGTTGAAACATACGAAGCGTTATAAGAAACATGCTTATTGAAGTAATCAACAGCATCCTGATATCTGAAAAGGGCTGTTCTATCCTCTGTGATTCTGCCTTTTGATATTGCTGTCGTTAAAGTCTTTGCACGCTTGTTTGCAACGTTGGCAAGTTTGCCGACACGGGCGATATATTCTGACTTACTAGAAGTGGTTTCGATAGAATCATAGTGCCAACGAGTGAAATATTTTGCCTGGATTTCTGTCTGTTTCATAACTTGATACCTCTCTTTGCTAATTCTTCTTTTACAATGTCATATTTATAATTGTGTGGTGCGATTTCTCTAAAAATCTTGCCAATTTCATTTTTAGAGTAGCCGTGCTGTTTTAATAATAAAACAATGTACTGCACAGCCTCAGCTCCCTCTTTGTATGAACAGTGCATGCCATCTGGTGGCAATTTGTACCATGTTGTAGTTTTAATATCAGACACCGCCTGCAATAAAATTGCGTGCTGTAACATTTCATAAGGTGTTAACTTACTATTTATAACGCCGTCTTTAGGTCTTTTCATTTCTTTATATCTCCTTGATTTTTTCTTTTATTGTATCATGGAGTTGTTAACAAAATAAAGTATAAATTATGAATAGATTGTTAACAAATTATTGTTATAGTTGGTATAGAACAATGAGACGAACAAATGTGCTAACAGAGGAGGCGACAGCCGACCCACGCGAGCGAGTGAACAGAATAGAACAAATGTGCTAACAGCGGAGGCGACAGCCGACCCACGACCGAGGGCGACAGCCCGAGGGAGTGC